TTAGTGCTTAGTTGCTTGAGCAGCCTCAATCATGCGGCGCGCCTCTGCATCGAACGGCACTTCCCATGCCATGCCGTCCGGGAACGACACCGCCAGACAAAGTTCGCTGCCCCGCCAGGTTGCTCGCATCTGCCCACCGTCTAAGTCCCGGCCATGAACACGGCAGAGCCTTGCTAGCTCTGCTTTCATCTTTTCACAGGGCAGCTTCATAGTGCCTTCCCGTATATCAGGGTTTCGCGGTTGGCCGACCGGATGTTCTGGATGCTCGTGATGTTGAATTCCTTCCCGTCGAACGCAATCCGCATGGCGGCATCAAGATCACCCCTGTAGCGCATCGTGAACTTGATACTATCCTCAGCCTGTGTAGCTGCGGCAGCCCAGAACTCGCGACCCAACAACGGTTCCACCTTTGCAAAAACGCTGGCGTAATCTGCCCACACTTCAATCATCTCGCCGGTATTCGGATCTTGCTCGATTGTGAGCTGTTGGAAAGTGATCTTTCGGTTCAGTTCCTGCGCCGTGTAGCTCATATAAAGATAAGTCCTCTTTCTTTGTACGGGTCAGCCGTCGGAGCTTCAGCGGACTGCGCGGCACCCATTGCCATTGCCAGGGCCACCATTCCGTCGATGCGTCCGGTGGCGCGGCTCTTGTCCAGCTTCCGACTGCCCGCCGGATCTTTGGTGATCACAGCGTTTGCGGCACACATGCTCAACACAGGGTGCAAACCATGCGCCATGCGCTCATTGACTAGCTCTGCCTCCAGCGTGTCGATGGCTGGCCCCATGTCTTTGAAGCCCTGCCCCCACGGCACTAGCGGCAGCTCTACACCGATGGCGTCCAGTTCCTTCTTCAGCAGGTCGATTCGCCAGCGGTCATAAGCGATGGTCTGCACGTCAAAATCTGCCAGTAGATCTGCAATCTCTCGGGCCACATGCGCATAGTCAACCGAAGCGCCCGGAGTGGTTCGCAGGAAGCCTTGCTGCGCCCATAGGTCATACGGCGACCGGTCACGCTTCGCACGCTCCGCTAGGCCCACCTGCGGCGTCCAGAAGAAGGGCCGCACCTGCCACACGCCTTGCACCTGGCCTACCAGCACAAGCGCCGTGAGGTCGGTGCGGGCTGACAGATCCAAACCACCAAACACCGGGCCGTCGAACGGCAACACTTCCCCACCGTTGGCCTTCCACACCGCCGGCGATACGAATGGGCTTTCCGTCGAGACACGCTGGTTCAGCAACAAGTTGCGTGCTGCGTTCTCCATGCTAGGCATACGAGCGGCCTGCTTCATCTGCTCAGCCAAGTCGTCACGGCTGCGAAAGATGCCCAGCGCGGGGTTAGCTGCCTGCCATGCTGTTTCGTCGGCGAGGTTTGCACCGTCCGGTGCTGCATACAGGTGGCAAACAATGCGCGGATCGTTGCTTGCCTGTGCATCATCGAGCCATACGCTCAACAGGTCGGCGTCGCTGGCGGCTTGGGTGGAAATCACCAGTAGCAGCGGATCGGCGTGTGCGCCCTGGCTAGTGACGATGGCATCCACAAAGTCCGAACGTGGACCGCGCACCTGTCCCACTTCGTCCAGAATCGCCAGCACCGGGGAAAGACCGTGTGCCGTCTTGCCATCTGCGGCCAGCGCTCGAAACTCAGTATTGAGAGGCAGACCAATCAGCCGCTTTCCGCTGGGAACGATACGAACTAGCTTGGAGAGCCTGGGGGATAGCTGCACCATCTTAGCGGCGAGATTGAACACCAGCGCAGATTGATCCCGGCTCATGGCTCCACTGACAATCTGGGCATTCTGTTTGGCCTCTGGTCCCACCAGGTGTGCCAGCAACAGCCCCGCAATCAACCCTGTCTTGCCGTTCTTACGCGCGATGCTCAGATAAGCGCGGCGGGTCTTGTCAGGATTGTCATAGACACTCCGGATGAACTCTCGCTGGAAGTCAGCAAGCACCATTGGGCGGCCTACCTGAGCGCCATCCGGTGTTAGGCAATAGCGCTCGATGAACTCAATGACGGCACCGGCTCGTGTCACTTCACCACTCGCAGCGTCGGAATCAGCGGGTCATGCTGTTCCTCAGCGTCTCGCTCAACGTCCAGTTCGTTGCCTTGATCGCGGGCACGGCCTTGGGTAGCTTCAGGGTGAACATGCAGCAGGCGCGACAAGGTAACGACCCGGCGACCCAATTTATCCACTAGCGGATGCTTGGGGTTCAATTTGTCTCCGATCACGTCACCCTCTGCGGCAATCTCTTGCAGCAGGCGGTTAACGTCATATTGCGCACGCGCCAGCATTGCAGCGGTAGCCAGGTCGGCATCATTCCAACGATGACGCGGCCTGTTCCGCATCAGCGCATCCCAGAAAGGCGTCGCCTCCACGGGCAGGCTCACGTGGTCGGGCGGGTGCAGCGGGGCGTGTGCAGCGTTCTGGGCCGCTTGCACGGCTGCGGTGACGCTATCGGATCGACCCCGCCTCATTTCATTTTTGGACATAGCAATAATCCAGAGGATCGGGGACGGTCTTTGAACGTGAAACCTCTAGCGATTTTTCTTTCCGGTTCCACGGATGGGTCGGATCAATCGGCCAGCCATCGGCATTGCAGCCCCGGATCACGGCAGCGTTGCCCGTCCGCTCTCGTGCTGTCTTGCGGCTATGGCACGCATGGCACAACGGCTGCAAGTTCTTGCGGCTGTTATCACTGGGATCACCGCTCACATGGTCCACGTCAGTCGCTACGTCACTGCACATGAGGCACAACGGCTGTTCTGCCAGCACGCGCGCACGCAACCTGCGCCACGCTGCACTGTTGAGCGGAATGGTTCGACGCGGATCAGCATCACGCCCGGTTGGGTTCGCCCGTCTCTTATTCATCGTCCGGACGCTCCTGCTGCGCTTTAGTCAGTGCTGGAAGGTTCTCCAACCGCCTCACTTCGTCAGCAGTCATCCAACCGTCTTTGATGGCCTTGCCATAGAAATCAGCACGTGCCTCGGGATTCCCGCGCAACAACCCTTCCACGCTGTGCTCCGCCAGATAGCGACGGCGTGCCATAGGACCCAGAAGCTGGCGTGCAATCTCGGTTTCCCACATGCCAATCCAGCGCGCCAACGAATAGCGCACAAACTGGCTTCCCAGCTCGGCAGTGTTGCTGTAGCTAGCATGGGAAAGGTCTTGCAGCATCGTGGGTGGGACACGGAACAATCGCGCCACTTCCACCACAGTGAACTGCTGTGCTGAAATCCACTGTGCATCTTCCAGGCTCATGGCAAGCTGCTGGTAGGTCAGGCCGTTCTCAAGCACAGCCGTTTTGGCTGCATTGCCTGCGCCTGCAAATTGTTCCCGCCAGGAGTCGCCAATACGCTTTGCGCTGGCATCGTCCAGGACGTTAGGAGTCTGCAATACGCCACTCAACCGCGCGCCGTTACGGAAAGTGGAAGCGCCATGCTCCCGCAGGCTCAGGCCAAGCCCCAGCGTGTCGCGTGCAATGGCTATGCGTGACCTACCGAGGATGCTACCCGGTTCGGCTCGATCACGCAGATGGAATACTTCACCTTGGAGGAGACGTACCACCTTCCCGTCGTCGTCGGTGTAGTCATACGCATGGCGTCCCGATGACAGGCGACTGATGGTCATATTGCGGGGATGGATCGGGTGCAGGCCAACCAACTCCCCTGCTCCGTTTGTCTCCATGCGAGCGTAGGCGTTCCCGTGCAGCAATACCGCTGCGGTCATTTCCTCGCGGAAGGTGAGACCTGACTGGTTCGGGTTCGGCTGGCGCAGGACGCGTGCCAGTGGGTAGTCGTCCGCACGCACTCGCTCGCCATTCTCCTGGCGCTGGTAGACGTGGAGCGGAAGGCAGGCCGTGGATTCAGCCAAGGTCTGCACAGCCGCATAAACGGCCGTGATGCTCTCTGCCGATTTCACGTCTACGAAAGCGCCTGATGCGCTAACCGAGCCGCCATTAATCAGGGCGTTCCAGCTTGGGTCGCCGGATACCGCCCGCTTCTCTGCACGCTTGAACGGCCAGATGTTCATCGTGCTGTCTCCAGCCAATAGCGCATCAACACCAATTGCATCTCCGCAATATCCGGATTGCGATGGCGTAGGTTTACCGTGGTGTTGGCGTAAGCGGGCCAGCTCTGAACAATCGACACTTCATGCAACTGCACACTACGCAGCTCGCGTCGCGTACCGTCCCAGCTCTCACCGTTTGCATCAACCGTAAAGCCAAAGGAGCAACCGCCGAGGTCGCCACGTTGAGCCAGAGCTACCAAATCGCGCCCGGATTGGGTATCCGGCAGACTCAGGGTGAAAGCCAAACCTTCGGCATCTTCATGCAGCTCTAGCGTGCCACTGCGAGTGCGGCCCAGCACCTTGCCACTGTCATGGTCGGCGAGAGCAAGAATGTCGGCACCCGAGTCCAGAGAGGCGCGAAATGCGCCCCTCCGGATGACCTCTGTAAAGCCGCCGATGCTGGCTTCGTTATCGAAGCGCGCCACATAGCCGCTCAACGTCCGGCCAGTGGCACGCACCTCTTGGGCGAACCGCTGTTCCATCTGCATTACGGCCCCTTAGTTGCAACCACAAACGCCTGCTCGTGCCGCACGGCCACGTCCACCGTGGACATTGCACGCACCAGCACGCCGCCACGACGGTATGGAGTTTCCGCATAGGGGTTGACCAGAATCTCAACAGCGCCCCACTGCCCCAGAAGCACTTGGGACCAGTCGCCCAGAATTGCGGTATCGACAGGTGCCGCGTTGCTGGTCGCTGCGGGCAGATCGCCGATGCGCCCCGCAGTAGCGATGTACTCACTGCCTGCCGTCGCCGCCTTCAGGATGCCGCGCAGTGCGGTCAGAACGCCGGGGGACGTGTACCAGCCGGTCGGGTTGATGTTGACTGCCGCAAGCATCTGCTCAATAGCGAGCACGTCGGCCCAAGTCTCGGGCAGCTCAGCTTCCTGCACGCCTGTGCGGTTGATGATGCCCAGCGGCTGCCCGCCAGTACCGGTCCCCGCAATGATCGCCTTATCGACCGCGTGCGCGATGGCCCAGCTCAGATCCTGCCGCACCAAATCCTCAATCGCCGGAGACGACTGTTGAATGAGCTGGCGGCTCATTTCAGTGATTCCACCCACGTGGTGCGGAGTCAGCGAGACGCTCTCAAAGTCCATTTCGGACTCCGGCAAAGCCTGTCCTTCTTCTACCCATCCGACCGAAAGGCCAGTGCCTGCCTTCGGAATGGAGACATTCCCGGTCAGCCCAGAAAGCGTGCGGACGCCCAGTCGCTGGACAAGCACGGAATCACGCAAAGGACCGATATACTGGTCCGCTCGATGCTGCGTGGCAACCAGCTCAGGCGCAGTAGTGGTCATGTTCTGACGCTTTTCAAAAGCGGACAGCGGCACCAGGATGCCACCATGCTTAGCCTTACCGTGACGGCGCTCCAGTTCGGCGTGAACTTCGGCATCGGCCCCGGTCAGTGCGCGACCTTCCATGCCAGCTCGCACGACTGCAAGCAACGATGCTCGCTTCTCCAGTTCGGGGAGCGTGTCTGTGTTGCCAGTGATCGGCGTACCGATGCTACGGCGATCAGCGTCATCCATGAATTGCTGACGCTGCTCCTGCTGCTCAAGATCGGTGATAGCGCCCTTGATGGCGTCGAACTTGGCGGACTCTTCGGCGGTTAGGCTGCGATTTTCGCGCTGCGCATTGTCCAGCAGGGTGCGGCCCTCGTTTACTTTAAGGGAGCGCGCTTCGCGGATAGTCTGTAGGGTCAAAATGAACTCCGGAGTTCGTGGATTCCGGAGTACCATTTACATGCACACAAAAGCTCCTGCAAATCACCCTATTGGCTATTAATGGGAATTATTGGAGGCCATCAATGCTTATAGAGGGTTTACCATCAACTGCGCAGGAATAACCTGTGCCAGTGTGTCATTAGAGAGACGCGGCACAATGACACAGGTTTTAATCAGCCATCGCATTGACTACAACCCTCACCATCACAGCGAGGGCAGGAACCATTCCTTGCTGGGTTAAAGCGCGGCCTGCCTCCAAGGTTTTTCTTCTTCGGCTGATAGCGGCCATCTTCCTGTAGACGTTTGAGGTGACGAATCACGGTGGAGCGGCCCACGTTTAGTTCCTTGGCAGCCTCACTTTGAGAAAGGCCAAGGCTCATCATCTCCAGTAGAGAATCGTCCAGCCCATCTGCGGCTGAACGCAGCGCCCATTCCTGCCTTCCATCGTCCCCGGTGACCAGAGTGGCCTCCAGCGGCGCAACGTCCTCGCCGTACAGCGCCCGTGCCTTCTCAAAATGCACTTCAAACCGTGCGCCTTCGTCTGGCGTGTAATCACCAGGTCGGCGCAAGGCTATAACGGTATCAAGCAAGTCCTCACGCTTCGACGTGCCCCGCTGCTGACCACCTTTTCCCGCATGATGGATGAACACCACGGACCGCCCACTTGCGCGCATTCGCAAGGCCCACTCTGCCACTGGCTGCCAGCTCTCCCCCTCGTTCTCTTTGCCACCGCGCACAAGCGCGGAAATGTTATCCACGATGATTACCTGAGCATCACCGACGGCACCGGCGATTAATTCTTGCCCAGCCCTATCGTAGAGATTCGGCATCATGCCGTTTGGTTGCAGGTCTGGCGTCATGAACTGGAGGAAGTCAGGTACGACGGCTTTTGCAGCGGAGTCTGCGATAGCGCGCACTCGGTTACGTAGATCAGCCCCCGGCATTTCACCGTCCAAATAGGCAACCTTCACCGGGTGCGGAGCCTTCCAGCTCAGGAACTCACCGCCTGATGCCAGTGCGTAGGAAATCCCGAGCGCCACATGTGTTTTCCCAATGCCTCGCGGCGCATAGATCATGGAAAGAGATTGCGACAATAGCCACGGAGCGAGCAACTGCTCACGCCGTGGGAAATTAGCAGTCAACAGTCCTGCAGCATCTACCATGACGGGCTTCGGAAAAACCTGTGTCACTGTCTCAGTGCTGGGGTGTGGCACAGTGATACAGGTTTCCTGCTCCCGATCTTGGCGCTCCAAGTCGATCAGCGTGAGTGCAGCCATTAAAGAACCTCTCGGACGTCATAAAGACGCACGGCAATTTCGGCTAGCTCTCGGCGCTCATCTGCCGTTGGCTGGAAGCCAGCAATCTCCGCCTCAGTAAAGCGCTGCAGGGTTTCCACGTCGCGTCGGAGGCTGTTGACCATAAATCCGTACACGGATAGACGGCGCTGGAGCCGATCTACGATTTCGCTAGGATTCTTGGGAAGCTCACTAGGAACTGCCTCTGAGAAGACGGCCGCATCCTCCGACGGAATCATGTTATGAACAGTCTGCATCAGGCCTCCTTGACGCCACTGGCGACGCGATACGGAAAGAGCAGACGCTGGGCAATCGCGCGCCATTGCTCGGCCCTCTCGGGGTCCGACTCCTCGAAATGGACCTTCACCAGCAGTAGCGCTGCACCCGTGACGTCCCCTGGCACGTCTTCGTCAGTCGGCCAACGAATGACAGTGCTATCGCCGCCAATGAAGGCATCCACTTCATTTTGAGCGGCGGAGATTGCAAGGATAACCGCTGCATCCAAATCGCCATCAATCAGGCGCAGATAGTTCTTCGCCTGCATCATCGTAGGGATGCTCATGCCGCCACCCCCTGCGACTGCTGGGAATCAATCCAACGTTCGAGGGCATCCATGTCGATATAGACGCGACGGCCGACATGGACCGGCACGCCGCATGCTGCCATGCCATTACTCATCCGCATGTGCAGCCAGTATCGGAGTTGCGCCTCCGTAAAAGGGGTCAGATCGGAAACTTGCTTAACGGTCTTCAGGTTGCGAGCCATTTAGTTGAACCTTCACGGCTCGGGATGGCCGTGGTGGGAGCATTTGACCTCCTCACCCCTTACACATGCGGTAATTACCGAGACAGCTACGGCAATTACCGTCATTCAACCTCACGAGCCTGCTTCAGCACTGCACGAATCGTCCTTTCTTTAGGACCGTCGAAGCCGGCTGCGGTGACCGCCGCCTCAATCGCCGCAGCTCCACCCTTGCCTTCCGAAATATCGATCCTGGCCTCCTTAGCCAAGGCGACGATCACGCGCAACAACCCATTCATCTCCCTTGTTTTTATCGCCCTGGGCTCAGAGGATTCGTCTTCCTGCAGACTTTGGATGAATCTTGAAAGGTTCTCTGTACGGACAACAAAAATCTCATCAGAAGGCAGCCTACCCGCTGGATGGTAGCTCTCATACCTACCCCACGGATATTTTTCCCTGTTGTCACCGTCCTTTACGTACTCATTCTCGGAAACATGCTCCATGATGCGTACATATTTCTCGCCGCTAGCACTGACAAGAAACGTTCCATCGAGGCAAACGCCGGTGACATCAGGCCCTTCAATCATGCTTTGCAGTCGATGCTCGACGTCCAGCGCTTCACTACCAATCAGGGGAATGTCCCACACCCCACTAATGCTCGTTATTTCCTTGTCAAAGATATACCCATGATGTGCGGTGAAAGTTCCGCCCTTGGGATAAGCAATTAGTTCACCTGCTTCAAACCGACTGGAATTGTCAGCACACCACTGCCGCTGCCCCAGAGGATCAGCATCATCCGGATAGCCTTCTAAATCTGAAGGGTAGATCCCCTTCCCCTCACCCCATTGCCTGTTAGCGATCACGAGCGGCACTTGATCTATCGGAATCCGCACTCCCTTACAGCAGCTTAGCCCGTTGACAAGATTTATCGAAAGGATCAAATGCCGATCAAGAGCAAGCCGTAAAATGTCCGTGATGGTTACTTTCTCGTTCAGCACAGAACCGAGATGATCCGCCGCCTCATCCAAAGTAAGCCAGACCTTAAGCTTAAATAGTTTCGCCACCAGCATATCCTTTATTATTGGTTGACTTCATAAATCGCCGTAGACTGCCAGTGCACAGGTCAGTCAAGGAACTTTTCAGCCATTCGGTCAATCGCGGCCATTGTGTGCTGTTCACTCAGGTGGGAATATCGCTTCACCATTGCCAAGGTCTTGTGCCCCAATATTGCCGCAATATCCATCAGAGACGCTCCCGACATAGCCAGATAACTGGCCGCACTGTGCCTTAGATCGTGGAATCGAAAGTCGTGCAAGCCAGCGGCGTCACGCGCAGCACGCCAAGGTATGTTTACGTCGTGGGTGGTCAAGGAAAAGACAGCGCCAACGGACGACCTGCCCTTCTTCCATTCGCTCAGCACCTCCACCGCTGGTGCAGCCAATGGCACGGTTCGACTCTCACCGTTCTTGGTGTCCAAGAACCGAACCACTCGGCGCTCCAAGTTGACGTTAGCCCACAGCAACCCAACCAGTTCCCCCTTGCGCGCGCCTGTAGCGAGTGCAAGCTTAACCAAGGGGGCTAGCGCACTGCATGGGGACGCCTCGCATTCGGCCAGTAGCGCCTTGCGTTCATCACCCGAGAGAAAGCGCTCCCTGCCCTTGCTGTCGGGCATGCGGGTGACGTTTGGAACGGGGTTCTTCTGCAACCAGCCGTATTCCTTGACGCAAACGGTCAAGCATGCCGATAACGCTGTGATTCGACGATTGATCGTGGACCCAGTTAGGACTTTTCCAAACCGATTGGGAGTCGTTGCAAGTCGGTCACGCACTTCCGCAATTGTCGATGGCTTGATGCTTACCAACGCACGGGGACCCATCTCGGCCTTCCACCAGTTCAGGAGTCTTGTCTGCTCCTTGATGTTCTTCTGGTGCTTGGATTGAGGCAGGGTAACTGATAAGTAGCGATCAATCGCATCGCCAAGTGTTCGCTTGCGGGCCTCCGAGGAAGCCACGTGCTCGCCCGAATCGAGCTGATGCTCGATGCCACGCGCCCAGGTCTCTGCATCCGTCTTCCGTGGAAAGGACTTCGTCAGCCAAGGACCGCCCTGCCGACGAACGCGGACCCGCCACGTCGTCTTGCCAGTCTTGCCTACTCGCTTCTCAAAAGTCGCCAT